CTTAAATTCTTACAGGTGGCTTTAAAGCCTTCCATGCCAGGCGTGGGATCTAAGAAGCTAAGTTTCTCACACAATTCCTTCCACTTCAAAGAAAATTGTTTCCTTGAAAAGGAGACTCTACCCAAAGAGAACCAATTCCGCTTGCACATGTCTATAACATCCACCTCACCTATTGGTTTTTCTATGACATGAATTTTGACTTTGGATGTTCTTTTTGTGTATTGATCAACAAGGTGTCCACTATTTTTAAGTATCTGGATATCACTGTGCATCTTATTATATTCCTTGAAGTAGGGGAAAAGCTTGGATTCATCTTTCCATAGCTTTTCTGTTTTAGAGACTCTCTCAGCATAATCCGACATGAGACGTAGAAGGGTAACCCTTTCAATTCCTGATTCTAGATTTTTAATGTCTACCTTCAAAGACTCATCATCATTTCCTCCCTTCAAAGATGATCTAAGGACTTTTATCTCTGATTTAGCTTTCGCATCTCTTTGTTTTGTGTCTAAATCAGAAAAGGGGGCTGTGAAACATCTGTTAGTTAGCAAATATGATGAAGCAGCAGCCATCCTGAGGAGAGAGGATTTGTTGGAGATACTTTCTTTTACTCCTTTGCTAAAAACTTTAAGTACTAAATTATGTTGCTCATCTTCCCATGCATTTGCTCTACTGAATAGGATTTCAGGATCTTCTTCTACTGCAGATATTGCCATTTCCAAAGGCTCTAAATTCATCCTCTCTAATATTGCATAAAACAACCTCATGTTTGAAAACTTTAATCTTACTGACGACAGGTCTTTGGTTTTTGCCCAGCTAGGTAAGTCTTCTGGAGATAGATCCATTCCTACATCTGCCTCACCCATGACTTTTAACTCAGTGCCAAAGCTAGTTGTCTTATACAATCTGTGCAACAAGAATTCAACACCTGGAACTCCACATGACACATCTTCATCCATGGGGAAGAAACCATGGAGAGGGTTTGGATTAGCTATGATCATCTCTGCATACTTGATAGCAATGTCCGGATTTGATTGAGTAGCCACTCCCATCAGCATATAATGCATCATGGACTGGAATATCTGTATAACCGAGCATTCCAAAGTAGAGGCACCCCCTGTTAGACAATCAGTTATCATGTTGTTATAGATTCGGAATCTGTCGATAAATCTTTCAGTTACTGAGAGGGTCTGTGATGCACTCACCCATCTAAATGTAGGCTTTATTGTCATATGTCTCACACTCCATTCTGAATTGTACTCAACCAGGTCAGAAGTACCAATAGATGATTTTGCTTCATTGCAGAAAACTGACAAGTATGGAGACACCCTCTCCTTCCATAGAAGCAGTCTTTTCATTTTCTTCATCATCAGAGGTGTTCTTTTGCCCTTTACTGATATCATCATGGCCGAATCATCACTGCCCTCTACAATTGAAACTACAACATCTTTCCACTTGAGTCTGCCTTGACATAAAGAGAGGACAGCTTGTTTCATTACCTCTTGAATCATGAGGTGGTATAGAGAACTTGTTGTGTGAAGAATGCCCTGAAACATGCCTGATATTATCTCTATACAATTTGACCTGATACTTGTAAACATTCCTTCCCCTTCATGGAATTCTTTCTTAAATTGCATAAAGGTATCATTGTCAGTCATAAGATCCTTATTTGCAGCTAAGCTAGATGCTTGTTTTAAAGGAAAAGACATCCTTTTCCTAGGCCAGAGAGATAAAGCAGATACTACGAAGTTGATCAATTCTTCAGGCAGGATGTTCACAAACATAGCAGCAAAATGACTGGTATGATGGAACTGGCACCATGTTGTTGCATCAGCTGACTTAGAAACTGTAACAAAATCATCCCCTAAAGTTCTCTTTGCTTTTACATAGTGCTCCTTTACAAACCTGTCTTTGGTGTCTGGGTTTACTGTAGTCTCGGATGGGAAATAAGAACAGACCACCCTAGAGACCTTTTCTAAAAAGAATTGAACTATTCTAGCTCTAATTTCTAAAACATGTATTTCTCTTTCACCTCCATGTTGTGATTTATCAAACTGATCACTATCAAAATATCCTTTCTTCAAGAGAGTGTTTAAACACCAAGGAGCTAATTGAGAAACATGTACTATCTTCCTGTCATGCACCTTTTCATACTCTTTTACAAGCTCAATTATGCTTTCCATACAATAAGGTCTCTTAGTCACTTCTTCTGGAAACAACTTGTGGATCTCTTCGTATATAGACTCAGTTGTCTTGCCTCCCATGTCGATGTTGACATCTTTTGAGTGGTCTCTGGCAGACACTTTTAGAGTAGCTAAATCACTAAAATTATTTCTTGCTGCATCATGAGCAAAATCAGATAATATCTTCCTTTTGTAGTCCGGCCCAAACTTAGACTGCATCATTTCTCCAAAGGACTTTGAGAAAAACTTGATAAGAGGCATATTGGTCTTAAATTCCTCATACTCCTCTCCTTGGGTGAAGATGCTCCCTTTAACTTCCTTCCTAAACTTCTGCTCTTGCTTTAATAATTTAGTCAACACTTTAAAGGTTTTGTCCTTCCCTGTGTTCCTCTCTTTTGAAACAACATAGCCAAAATAGAATTCATTCACCTTCATAGAAAGGCTGATGCTACTAGAGCTGAAGAGTGACCGAATATTAATGTAGTCATACAATATCATCTCGTTGCCTTGGTGAGGAACCTTAGAGATGGTGTTAGTTTCATAATATTCCATGAGCTCTATTGTTTTCTTGAGGTAGAAACAGGTTAATCTAGACCTCATCACTTTAGGGAATCTATCAACAAAAATGTAAGGAGATGAACCAACATCCTCTATGATTTTCATGAACAGGTATCTTTGAGACGTCACAAGCTCTTCTGCGTCAGTCTTGTTGTTGAGATAAAGTAAAAGAATATGGTTTGCACAATCTTTTGCATATTTAGAGTAGTGTGAGAGGTTGCTTTCTGAGCAACTAAGAAGTTCCATCATGCAGGATCCTATGTAAGGGCCAAACTTGATAAAATGTTCTAGTTGAGAGTTATCAAATGATGACCATTCTGTGAAATAATGAGTAGATGATTCAAACATAGGGGGTCCTAATCTTCCTGTGTCCCACAGAACTCCACCATGTTTAGGCAGAGCAAATGATACTATCAATGCACTCTTTGGATTGTATATTACCATCTCAATTCCACATGCTAACTTCTTATGAAGAAAGTGGTTCATGAGGGTCCAGTGCTTATAACAATAAGACAATTCCATGAACACTTGACTCATCATCATAGAGTACTTCATGATGTCTGTACTCATTAAAGATTCCCACACCTCCAGTGACTTGTTGTCACCTCTTGGACAGCAGACCCTCTTTGTTTCTTCTACTAATCTTTTCAACAGATAGGGGAGATAAGGATTAGGATGATTCCTTGGCTGCAGAATATCCATCTTACAGAATTCCTCTATATCTAGAGTATCAGTCATAGGATGGAAGCTTTTCTTTGAGTGTTCTTGATGTTCTACAATTGTCTCTTCCTCAGAGAATTTCTTCCCAGCTATACCACTTCTAGCCAAAGTAATTTGGTGTTCTTTAGATAGGAATACTCGTCTTGCCATAGATCTCTTAGTGCCATGCCTCTTATCAGGGTCTATGTTATTCATGACATTCAAGAGACTATGCTTCACTGGTGGCTCAGTAGATGCTTGAGAGACTTGGCCCCACACAGACTTGAGCGAATCTGATCCTTCAAAGGAAATATCCATATATCCTGGGTCTGGACCTGGAAGCATTATAGGTAAGTTTGACACCCTCTTGAGATCATTTCTTGAGTTCTCAGGAGTAAATTTTAGCATATAACTATCAAGGTCTTCCTTAGAAGCGCTGTGGATATGTCTGGTTCCATCAAATTCCTTCATCAGAATCCTAGCTGCTGATATGCTCTCTTGGTTAGTGAGGG